AAAGGGAAAAAATGGAACAAGTGGGCAGATAACTGGTTATCGGGGAAAAATCGAGCAATAAACGCGGCCTGGATTACGAAATGTAATTTCTGTACAATTTACGCACCGGATGCAGCGTGTGTGGCAACCGCAGCAGAAAGTGCATTTTATGCGACAAGACTTGCGTTTAGTGCAGCAGAAAATACATTTTATATAGCAAAAAGCACAACTAGTGCAGCAGAAAGTGTGGCAATTGCAGTTTATACAGCAGAAATTGCAATAAAAAGCAAAAAAATTGATTTAATTGGGATTGCACAAAAAGCAATGAAAGAATAAATTCTATCCCGTACTTATGAAAGTAAGTACGGGATATTTTTTGTCCGTTCAGCTTAACAATTTGTCGATGTCCGGGAAATCTTCTTCTAACTTAGTATCTAATTCTTCCAATTTTTTTTCTTCTATATTATTTTTTGGAAGTGTCTCTTTTACTTTTTTTTGTTCTATTAATTCTGCATCTTGTACTGTTTCTTTTACAGAATCCACAAATGCTTTCATAATTTCTTTTTTTGCGTTTTGAACTTCTTCTGATGTTAAATTAGTTGTATTATTTGAATTTCCAAGTGCAGAAAGACTATTGTACGTTTCCGTATAACTTTTCAGTACATTTTCAATATCATTCATTTGTGCAAGTAATTTTAAAGTAAAAGTTCCGATAAATCTAAACAATGAAATTATTTTATTCATATCCATTTGGTCAAGAGTAGCGGGATCAAATACTCTTTTTTCCAACAAAGTAATCCAAGCTTTTACTTTTGTGATGATATCTATGCGCAAAGTAGTTGATTCTTTTAATGCGTTCATTAGCTGTTGTTGTCTCATTCTAACAATTTTGTTATTATGAGAAATAATAGCTTCGTTCCTTAGAATCAATTGATCTAAGTTTCCCTTGTTAATTTTTAAAATTTCTTTGCTCATTTTATATCTAAATATTTTTTTATAATTCTATTAAACTTTTCTGATTTAGAATTTAAAGAATATTCAAAAAGAAGAATTTCTTTAATATCAAAAAACTTTTTCTTTTTCTTAAAATTTCTAATTTCTTTGACAGATAAATCCGCCCTATCAAAGTCTCTTATTAATCTTTCTAATTTTTTAAACATAATTTTGATATTTCTTCGTACAAGTTCATTAAATCATGTTCCGCAAGTTTCATTTGCAATGCTTTCTTTTCAAAACTTGTTTTGTTCACAAAATCTTTTATAATTCCTTTTAGTCGAATATCAGAATAGTTCAATGATAAATCTATTAGTACCTTGTTTTTTTCGTAAATATCTTTACTATTTATAATTACAGTTTCACGATATGTCAATTTGTCTTTTATTTTCAAATTTTTTACAATGTTCTGATAATCTCCATATAAGGAAATCATTTTAATTGCAGTTTTAGGGCCAATATCAGGAATACCACTAATATTATCTCCTATATCCCCAATCATACATTTGTAATCTAAAAAATATTCTGATTTAATTTCTGTAACATTTTTAAAATTATCAACAGTAATTGTAATGTTTTTCAATGGATCATATATTTTAATATTTTTGTTCACTAATTGATAAAAATCCTGATCTGTAGATGTAATAGTTACTTCATAACAAGGTTTAAGCATCTGAGCAATTGTAGCTATATAATCATCAGCTTCAAATCCATGTCCTTCAAGAACTGTACATCCGGACAATTTCATCAACTCTATAAATTGTAAATAAATACAATTAAATTCTTCATGTTCTTCATCAGTTAAACGAGATTTATTTTTAAGACGATTTGCTTTATATTCTGGAAAAAATTTAAGTTTACGTTCAGATTTACAAGTATCGAACGCAAATATAATTCTGGAATCTTTGTAAAATGATTTTAGAGAAATTGTTTTATTAAGAATAAACTCTAAATAATTTTTATTATTTTTAGCTTTACAAACCCAATAGTTTCTGTGATATAAATTAGTTCCATCACTAATTAAAATTCGGTTCATTTACAATTTCTCCAATAGTTCGAGGGAGACAGGAAATCCTGTCTCCCTCTTTTTTTGGTTATTTACACTTTGGCAACGATAGTTGCCTTAATTTTAGAGGCTCGGCGTGCAGCTCTAGCGGCGGCCATTTTTATTTTTGTTTCAGGACTCATAAGCCTTCGATGAGTCGGCAATGCCTTCTTGATGTCCTGAATTTCCATCCTCATCTGTTTTGCAATTTTAACCATGTTCAAAAGAGCTTTGCGAGATATAGCTCCGCTTTTCTTTTTCCCATTTTCAAACTCGTAAACTTCCCCTTTAGTAGTATTCAGGTTATTTTGCAACGAAATCAACTCAGCTTCAAATTTACTTCCAGACATTTTAAAACTCCTTTTATATGTAAGATGATATGGATACTATAATCGTTATTTTTCAAAAAGTCAACCCGCTACAACAATTTCTTTTGAGGGGGCGATAATTCCACTTTTAACATTGGCAAGCTGAGAAATAATTTCTACTAATTCATCATAGTCTTTAGTTCCCCTTACAAGCTGTCTTATCTCCATAATACATTCAACTGTTACAACAAAAAATCCTTCCAATTCATTACCAAGAATTTCAGTGGAAACCTGCTTACTATGAGGATCTTGGATTCTTCTGGAAACAATTTTTACAGTGCCAGGTTCAAAAGTTATATACTTTTTTATTTCTATATCTGCAAGAATTTTAGAAACAGAATTAGTAACATAACTAACAACCTGCCCCTGTATTATAGAAAGAACTATTTTATAAAGAAAAGGAACATTCCCATTTTGAATTATATCATTCAATTTCATGTTTATTCTCCTTCTGTTTTATCGTTCCGTAATCTAATAAATATTGGATGTCGTAATGACTCTTCGTTTTTTGTTTTTTGCATGTATTTTATTTCTGCTATTGTTCCAATAATTTCCTTTCGTTGTTTCCACAATTCTATGCGTTCAATATCACTAAAACCACTTCCACAATTAACCTTATTTCCATTTCTCAATTCTAAAATTAGAGCACCAAGTTGGCCTTCATATTTTGTTCCAGTTTCTCCCTCTTGAAAATCTATAATTTTTAAATCAATAGTTTCTTCACCTTTAAATTTCATCCAGTTTTTTGATCTTTTAAATTCATAATATGATTTAGGATGTTTAATAATAATCCCCTCTGCACCAGAATCAATAAATTTTTTTGCTAGTTTACAAATTAAATTATAATCTGTTTTAATTTTATAATAAGGAATTAGTCGAATAAAATCACTATTTTGTGTCAAAAGTTGAAGTTTTTTAATTCTATCTTCAAGAGGCATATTGGGAATAATAACATCAAATAATGCCAATTTGCAAGTATTTCTACAAATAATACTTGTTTGCTTGATTTCTTTTCTATTAACGATAGTCATCAAATTTTGAAAATCAGTTGAATATATTTCTCCATCAAATGATGAATTTTCTATAAATGCCATGTTCTTACTAAGCATTTTAAGTAAATCTTTTTTAATATTTTCGATAAGAAAATCCGTTAATCTCTTTCCATCTCTTGAATATGCTTCTGTTCTAATCTCTTCCCCAACTTTATGTTCAGTTTCCCAAATAGACCTGATGCCATCAATTTTAAGATTAACATAGCACCAATCAATATCCCCAAAATAATTATAAAAGTCTTCTTTCGTTTGTTTTTTCGCAAGCATCAATTTAAATTCTTTAATAAGTCCAGGAATTGCTTTATTTATGTTCTTAACACTAATTCCAATTCCTAAATCTTTATCAATAGAACGGGAAATATATTCGATTGTTGATTTTGTTTTCCCCTGCAAATAATTACAAATAATTTTAATTTTTTCATTCCTACCAGAAGCATTCATTATTAATTTATATATTGCTGTAGGAAATGTATTGTTTGTTCCTTGATGAATAATATTTGGCAACATTTTGCTAGTTACCCCGTACATCAAATCTGGGTTGTATGTTGCTATTAAAATTTCTCTAAGTTCTTCAGAATTATTATCTTTTAAAATTTTAATTTTTTCATTTGTAACAGAAGTTTTTTTAATAAGTTTAAATACTTCAACTGCATTAAGCATATTTTTTCCTACTTTCCGACCATTTATCAAACATTAAATTTATATCATCAATTCCATATACAACTTTATCAGATAAATAAAACTTATTATTATTATTAAAAAAAGTTGCAAATTCTATCATCTGATCTATTGTGAGCTTTCTTCTTTTCATTTCTGTTAAAAAATACTTTAAATATATACTTTGAAAAAATCCATATTGTTCCATGGATATTTCAACATACGCTTTTAAACTATTTTTAACTGCTTTCTGAATTTTCAATAAATGAATAAAACTAGTTATTTTCCCATTCTCCAAAAGTTCATAAAAACAACCAATTGCAAAGTCAAAAATCCAAGATGTTAATGCTACAACAGATATTTTATTCCTATATAAAAAACAATACAACTGATTTAATTTCTTAACAAACAACCCCGGTATTACAATAACTCTAAGTGTTGATCCTCCAGTATTAAAAAACTTTGTCAAAATTTCTTTAATATACCCTAAAGTAATATTTTTACTTGGATCTAAGTACATTTGTTGTATCTATCTCTTCATTAGGATCTAAAACAAATTCATACGCCTTATCGGCCTTTTTAATCAATTCTCGAATATGAGTAACAATAATAAATTGAAGTTTAAATTCCTTTGAAACTTTTTTTAACCATTCAATTGCTGGTTCAATTCTCAAAAAATCCAAATTCTTGAAAGGTTCATCAAGAATAATTGTCTGTCTCAAATTACTCGCAAATAACCGGGTAAATGATATGCGAAGGGCTAATGTGATTATATCTAAAACTCCACCTCCCTTTGCATTAGTCAATTCGGTTAATATCCCTCCAGTTTCAATATATAGGTCATACTGCAACCCCTTTTTGGTTTTGTTCGGAATAAGTTTGAAATTCAAATTTTTCCCTATAAATACACATTTCAATGCTGAATTTACAAGAGTTTCGATTTTCTCTTTAATAATACTTCTGGAATACTCTGAAAAAGAAATTAAAAAATTTCTTACTTCATTTTTAATTTTTACAGAAGT